CTCTTTGCCGTGGTGTGTATAGCCTTCTTTGTCTATCCAACTATCTTCATGTTCTAAATTTGCAGTAATCCGCACTGATTTTGCCGCATCAAACATCAACGCAACAATGGCAGGGTCAATGTCCTCAATGTCTAAAAGCGCGCCCCACATGCGGCCTATGGCTGTGAAGTTTTTGCGAGCGCTTCCATATTCATGTTGGCGATCATCAAGAACTTCTTTTACTCTTTTGGACACCTACAAGTTCCACTTCTATGAAGTCTAATTGTGTCGGCACTGCATTTGTGGCCATCTGACCGCAATGCCTGAACAATTAAACTGACTGGATAACCTTTTTCCCAGGCTTCATCTAATGTTTTCTTATCACTTGCCGTTAGATTGTCGTACATTTCTTGATAAGTACAAACGCCACCTACTCGCCTAATGCTTCGTTTACTTAAAATTTCACCAAACGCGTTTTCTAATGCCATGTTTGCCTCCTTGAATAAAGCGTACCGCAAAGTAAAAAGCCCCGCGTTAGCGGGGCAGTTCACTATTTCGTTTTCTTTTTGGCCGCGGGTTTTTTGCTTGCCTTTGCCAACTTGTCAATCTCTGCCGTTACTACATCTGCAACCAAGCCAAATGCAGGGTCTTTCTTGTCAATGCCACGGATTGCAGGGCCAACAACTGCCGCCGCTGTTGCAAATGCAAGCGCTTTAATGTCAGTTACTCCTGCGGCATAAAGCGCAACAGCGGTAACTGCAAAGTGGCGGATTGCTGATTTCAACATGTCTAGGTGCTTCTGTTCCATTGTTACTCCTTTGGGCGGGCTACCGCCATGATTGTTTTATAGTCACGCCTCTTGAGGTAAAAGCCATCACCGTTTGATTGGCTTCCTGATTTACCACTTGAGGTATTGCCCTCAAATACTTGTAGGTACTTGAGCGTTGTATGGTGGAACTTAACAATGCCCACATGATCAGGCTGAGCATCTTCATCAAATTGAAAGAACACAAGATCCCCGCGCTTAGCCTGACCAATAGGCACAAGTTGATTGTTCTTTGTTAGGTACTTCAGCCACGCATCACATGAGGCAAAACCTTTTTTGGTATTCGCTACTGACGCGATAATTCCAGCATCAAAATACATCTTTGATGCAGACATTGCGCACCAGGGTTGATTGTTTAGGCCAAACCATTTGCCAAATGTGGTGTCATTGTTTGGGCCTTCTGTGTAATTAACTGATGCTTCACAAAGTTCTATGACTTTATTTAGGCTCATCTTCTTTTCCTTCCTGTGGCTTTGGTTTAGATTTTAGTCCATTAGCCGACAAAATGCCCGATAGCGTTCCCGTAAGAAATACGCATAGGGTAGAAACAAGATCAATAAAGGCCGCATCATTAGGCGCTTGTGCCATAGGTTGCGTGACAAACACCAGCGCATACAACATGGCAAAGACTGAACCCGCAAAGACTAGGGCAAGCAAAATTCCTATGGTGACAATTAAGCGGGCATGTAATTCTTCAGGTGTGTATTTGCGTCTAGCCATTTTGGAACTCCACATTAGGTAATAAGTCCTTTGTACATTGTCCTACCGCTTCACATTGCGGCGGGTTACATTCTGCCTTTTCCCAGTTTACAAATTCCTGACATGGATAGCGCGTGTAGCCTTGATACCCGCACCCGCTTAGCAAAATTGTTAATGCTATGCCTACGGTTAAATGCCTACGCACTTTTGGCTTTCAATACAGCCAAATCCGTAATTACTATTTGTTGATTTTTATGCACTTCTTTAAGTTGTTGCTCCATGCCTCTGCCCTCATTGAACAACGCGTATTCAATGCGCGCTAATTTGCCATCTTGAGCAGTCAGGCGTTCATCAAGTTTGCGCCAAACCTTAAACCCCGCAACAGGCAAAATAATTACAAGAAAGAAAATGTCAAGAAGTGTGCGGGCAGTGTCTAAATTCATGGGAAAATGTTATCAATTATGTCCAAGTAATGACGCGAACAGTGCCAGTGCTATCTACTATCTTTGCCTGGTTAGTTGTAATGTTTAACCACGCATCACCAATACGCGGGTAAGTTGGATCTGTAGTTACATTAGGAAATGTAAAGCGTGTAGCCGTTTCTAATTTATTTAAACGGTTATAGATGTCTGTAAAAATTCTATTGAGATCTTGAGGCTGATTTAAATACGGCATTATGCTTCACCTGCTCCTTGCGCCAGGGTTAAGGTCACGCGTTCAGGCCCATTTTCACCTGGTTGCACTGACAAACCAACAATACGATAAATCTCATCTAATGTATTAGGGAAACGGCTATCAGTAATGATTATGCGAGCGTCATCACCTACCTCATAAGATCCAAATACCGGATCAACATAAGCAGGCACTACCACTTTAAGAACTGTTGGAGGATAAGAAGTAGCAACCGATTGAGCAATAGCCAAATTGTCTAAAACGGTTTGATCTGTAATATCCGAGTAATTAGCGGTAGTTTCTAGCAACGCCCAACCCGTAGATAATTTAGTAATGTCTTGAGCAATTGCAATTAGTTTGCCTTCATTACTGCCAGCGCCTAATGCGTAAACGGTGTTGGCAACAATTGATCCATCTTCAGGGTACTCATATTCAACCATGTTGCCGGCAGGAAATGTAAAAACAGGAACATTTGGATCGCCAAATGAATAAGCCAAACCACTACGCGGATAATAAGTATTAAAGTATTTTTCAGGTTGCCCGTTAATGTCATAATCAACATCAATAGCAAAATCAAAACCATCAGATTGACGGCTTAAATCTTGAATGGCTTGAAATACATTTTTTAATTCATAATTGTAATAAATGCGATCTACAAGAATACCTGATGTTGTTTGTCCGGCTGAGTTATATCCAACACCAATGTCACCGTAAGTTGCGTTTTGCGCATTTTCAATAAGTGTTTTTGCTATAAGTAATTGATCTACATTTGTGAATTGAACATCTTGTGTAACGCGCCTATGATCAAAATATGAAATCCATTCTTGAGCGTTAAAAGTAAGGGTTTGTGTAGTGCTGTTATAGGAGCGCCCCCACACAACTCCGCCCCATACCAAAATGCCGTCACGATCTACATACATTCCGCAACGGGCAGGAATAGTGGCAAGTTCAACATTATATTTATCGGCGTTTACACCCGACAATAAAAGGTGTCCTTGAAAACTACCAGGTTGATTTAATTGCTGAGTAAAGCCAACGCCAGTTAAAGGCAATTCACCAATAATCGTATTGCTTGATAAATCAACAAATAAATAACGGTATGTGGTAGCCATTAGCCACCTACTTGAGCGCGTGTATAACGCACTACAACAATTCCTGAACCTCCATTAGCGCCAGGTTGAGATCCTTGATTGTCTCCATTCAAACCACCGCCACCACCACCGCCGCCAGTGTTTGTTGTTCCAGTAACAGGTGATGTGTAACCCGTACCTGGGCCTGATCCTCCTGCACCACCGCCGCCTGATCCGCCAGTTGTTGCTGTAAAAGCCGCAAATAAACCACCACCACCACCGCCACCAACAAATCCACTAGCAAGAGATGAAATAGGAGGCCAAGAAGAATATGTGTTTACTCCATTAGCGCCATTGTTTGATGAAGTTGCTGCCGCTCCTGCGCCACCGCCACCACCGCCTGCAAGAGTTGTAAAATTGCCTGCAACTGATCCAGCGTTACCTTGTCCTGATGTTCCTGCTCCGCCTGCATAAAATGTAGTTGAAGGAGTACCGCTTACAACTGGTGAGTCAATTGCTCCACCGCCGCCTGAACCACCTGTTGCACCTACCGCCTGAGTTCCACCTAATCCACCCGCAGTTGCAGAATAAGAACTTAAAGAAGAATTAGATCCACTGCCGCCAATTGTTGCTGAATAACTACCAATAGAAAGTGCTTGAGAAGCATCATATTTAACTCCGCCTGCACCTCCGCCGCCGCCAACAAAGCGTATGAAGTTACCGCTTGAACCTGTAAAATAACCAGCGCCACCAGCGCCACCGCCTGCAACAACAAGAATATCTGCGGTAAGTGGGCCATCTGCAATTCCTAATGTGCCGTTACCAGTAAAGGCTCTGTAATAATAAGTTGCATCAGATGACAATGTTCCGCCTGTAACAACAGGAAGAACAGGCGTGACGCTATTTGATGCGGCTGAAGCAATAGATGAAACACCATAAGAAGTATTTGTTACAACTGTAAATGTGTATGCCGTGTTGTTAGTTAATCCAGTCACGGTTAAAGGTGAACCTGATCCCGTAGCAGTCAATCCGCCAGGAGAAGAAGTTGCGGTGTAAGTAATAGCCCCACCTTTGCCTGTGTAGGTAGGGGGTGTAAAAGTAACCGTTGCTTGCGTATTACCAGCGGTTGCTGTTCCAATTGTGGGTGCGCCAGGTTGCCCACCTGAACCTACAAAACTTGTGTACAGCATTAACTTTCCTCAATGATCTCTAAACCTTCAACTTTAATTTTTACATTTGGATCAGGTTTTGGAGCATTTGGATCTTCCCATTGACATGTTTCTTCATTCAAAACCCATGTAATTGTTTCATCAAATGCAGGTTTTGGAGATATAAAAGCATTACGAGTTTCATCATAAACATACCCAATACCCGCGTAATTTTTACGGAATGTAGCGTTGTAAGAAGTTTGTTTCCAATTTGTATAACCGCCTGACCATTCAGTTAAAAAAGCAATGCCTGATGCTTCTTCATTGTTTGGATCTAGTACATCATTACTAACAACATTTACTTCAAGAACAATGTTGTTTTCATCTAGTTTTGCAAAATGTGCCATTATGCGCTCAAATCTCCCGTTAGTAACCAATTGTTTGCTGATATTTGTGTTAAAGCCGCTCCTGAATACTGCGTTCTTAATTTTAATCCTGGTGTTGAGTTTACTGTAACTCCACCAGCACCGGCAACAGTTACTTGCCCCACACCAAATTGAGCAAGTGCAATTTGCGCGCCAACAGGGAGTGCAACAGTTCCATTAGTAGGAACAGTTAATGTTATTGCAGAAGCATTAGATAATGTAACTATTTTTCCATTGTCTGCCAAAGCCAGGGTGTAACTTGTTCCCGTTTGTGCATTTGTAGCAACGCTTACCGCTAAAGTTACAGCGCCACTTGATCCGCCCCCTGTTAAACCCGCTCCCGCTGTAACGCTAGAAATGTCACCAGTTTCAGGAATGTTTGTTGTTACCGCTGTACGCGTATCTGTAATGTTTCCTGAGTTAATCTGAATAGCGCCAGCGGCTACGGCTACGGTTGCAAGCGAAATTGAGTTAGCAGGCAATGAAGGTGCAACAGGCGATCCCGCAGGAGTTCCTGCAATAACTTGAAAAATTACATCATTGTTAGCGCCTGAATAAAAAGCATCACGCACTGTTGCGCACACAAGATCAATACGCGGATTTGTAGGATCTGCCGTTGTAATTGTTAGCGTGTCTATTGCGTCATTGAAAATTGTATAAACGCCCATGTTGGTTGTTGTTGTGCCAACAATTGCAGCCCACCCTGATGCTACGCGTACTGACATGCTTGCAGGAGAGTTAGCAGTTACCTCTAATGAAGAAGTGCCAATAATGCCAGTGGTAGCCCACAATGCTTGCGCCGTTAGACGGTCATATTGCGCAGGGTAAGAGCCTGCTTGTAACCATGATGGAGGCGTTTGTAGTGTCATTTATTCTCCCTTAGATGTACGCAGAATACCAAGAAACGGTAGCCTGAGTAGTTCCCGCTAATGTGCCAGTGCCAGTAAAATAATATAGTGAATTGCCTGGTGGAGCATCAAACCAAGTACCTGAAATTAAAAGATTACGGGCAGCGTTTCCATTAAGTGTAATCAACTGATTGTAAAGATCAATTTCAAGAACATCTAATGCGCTATATGTACCTGTAAAATTAAGAACATTTCCGCTCGTCAAATCGCCCACAATTGGATTGGTTATTGGGCCTGTAATTGTAATAGTTGGGTATGTAGTACCCCACCCAATGTTAGAAATAGTAGTAGTAATAACGGCTGAACCGCCGCCATAGTTATAATCAAATGTTTTGTTGTAAGTGCGACCCAAAACAGGGCTAAACGCCATAACAGAAGTTTGTAAGTTGCTGTTGTAATAATTTGGATCAGGGCAGAAAAACTCAACCATAGATGTAATGTATCCATAGGTGTAATTTGCATCTACGGTTGTACGCAAAGCGCGTACGCGAGCGTTTACAAATTGCTCTGAAGTAGGAATGTTAGGAAATTTGAAATAAAGCGGTGTAGTGCCTGAAGTTTGCGGCAATAATGTGTTTTGGATAGTGTTGTAATTTGTCTGAGCGGAGCCTAAATTATTTCCAAAAGTATTAAAAATAATTGTAATTGTTCTGCCCGCAAGAAAATCGCGGCCAGTAAACATGCCATCATGGTATCCGCGGTTATCATCTTGATTACGGATACCAGGCAAAGACTCAAGGCCATCAACACTTAGAATTTGATAAGGAGAGTCAGCGCCGCCAAAGATTTGCCCGTTAAAAGCAAATGAATACACATTAGTTAATGTTGTCAATCTATTTTCAACCCTCCATTTGAAACGGTTACTGCTCTAGTTGCCGTAACAACTGCCCCAAATTTAATCTCACTAGAAACGGCAGCCGCTACTGAAGCAGGGTCAGTTAAGTTTGTAGTGTTGATTGTAATTTTAGTACCAGCCTCATTTGCTTTGAGCAGTTCAAGAGCATTGCCGCCACCTACTACTGCTCCTGGAATAACAGGCACAACTACTGGGG